ACATTTATATTCATATATTGGCATTTATTTTCCTTCTACATCCCAATCAGTAAAATCTCTTTCTTTCTTTTGTTTACTGAACTCTTGCCACATTTTAGAAGATCTATCCTCAGTTCTACTTTCAGATTCCTCATCTATTAAATCTTCTTGAGCTTCTTCTTCAACATCATACAGTTTCATTTTACTTCTGTCAATACCAACTATAAAATTTCTATGATATGTGGGATCGTTGTATCTGTTCTTCAATTGTTTCACTTTAATTTGATTTAACTGTTCTAACTTTTCCGTAGTCATTAAAGCAAACATAAAGTCAGCAGTTGCTGGAAGGCCGAAACTCTCACTCGTATCCTCTAATCCAATATCAGTAGAAACAAACCCCTGACGATTTACTTGAGTAGCAGTCATTATCGGCAAATTATGTTCAACCGCCATTCCTCTCATTTCTTCAGCAATAGATTTAATGTAAGAATAGGAATTAAAGTTTCCACCCTGTCTAAACCTTGAAGAAGTACATAAATTCAAATAGTCAATAAAAATTATCTTAGGGATAAAATTCTTCTTTATTTTCAGTTCCCCTAACAATGCTTTAAAATGATTACAATTTGCTGTTGCAGTTGGATATTCTTTAATGATTAACTTGCCCTCAATCTTTTTTCTTAACTTTTCAATCTTATTATTAAACAGAGTTTTAGGAAGTTTTCTCAAATCATCAAGTGCAGTATTCAATAAATTTGCATCTATTCTTTCTGCAATTCGTTCCTCCGCCATCTCCAAAGTAATATACAAAACATTGTTCCCCTGTGAAAGACACGCTCCTGCCATGTGACACATAAACAAAGATTTACCAACACCTGTTCCAGCAAGTGCGACATTTAATGTTTTGTTGGGTATTCCGTTTTTTGTGATTCGATTGAAGTATTCCAAGTCGAAAGGGGTTCTTTCCTCTTTCTTATGGTAGAAATCATAGCGAGAATCACTATCATCAAGATAATCATGACCGATATGGGTATCAAAATTAATAGCCAAGGCGTCTGTAAGTATTTCTGGGATGGCTCCCTTATCCTTGTTATCCTTGTTACTCTTGGCTGTCTCGTCAAGGATCTGAATGGATTCCATGACTGCATTATAAACTGCCTTGTCTTGACAAAATCTTTCAGTCGAGTCCAGTAACCAGTCATTGTCTGTTTCCTCTTGATTTTCTAATACTTGATTTAAAAGATTTGAAGAAGAGTTGAATTCTTCTTCGGTTATTCCCTTCTTATCACCAAGGTCAATAACCAATGCTTCTTTTGTAGGGAGGTTATTATACTTATCTACATAATCTCTTATCTGTTCAAATACAATCTTCTCAGCGTCTTGTGTAAAATAACTCTCTTTTAAAAACGGTAACACCTTACGAGTATATTTCTCATTTGTCAGAAGATTCCGTAAAATTGTATTTTCTAACCGTTCTTCCTTCATCATCTTTGTATTCCTGTTCTGCTTTCATTTGTTCACTTAAATATTCAATAAGAATCTCACCTATAAACTTTTCAAACTCTTCACCCACTTCATCTGAAAACTCTTGTTCTGCCACCGATTGAGGAACATCAACAAATTCATATTCATATTTGGCAGTAACCGTTTCATCCTCATTTTTTCCTTCATTAAATTTAAACTTACCATACTTTATTGTACAACCAGTAAATGGGCCCTCCTTCAAATATATACACAAAGAAGTGTCGTTTAGGACTTCTGGATTTTGGGTTATTTCATATTTCCCTTTATGACTCTCCATTTCCATTTTCTTTCTTCTCCTCTTCATTTACAAAACCATAAAGAAAAACTTTCTTAGCATGATCATTTAACTTATCAAGAATTTCTGGTGTAAAATACTTTTCAGGATCACTTAAAATTGCTTTACCAAACACCTTAGAACCATCTGGCATCTCATATCTTGTAGATACTTTGGTAAAGATTCCTGCGTCTTCTGCTAACTCAATAAGTCCGTAATATCTATTCAATCCTTGATCATATCGTAAAAGTACATCAACTTTTTTGTTTTCTTTAGTCAATCTAGATTTGAAATTTTTACAATGAATTACATTTCCTACAACATCAGTTCCTTCTTTTTCTTTTCTCTTGGAAAGAAATATAATAGTTGAAGCAGCATATTGTAAACCACTACCACCACCCATTACATCAGTTGGAAACATTGTACCCATTTGTTTGTATGTATGATTAGTCACCAAGAGTGGAATACCTGCTTTGCCCAACTTGAGTGTTAATACTCGGAAAGATCCTTTGACTAGCTGTGCCCGTGTCATATCTTTGGTTTCTTTACCCTCTGAAATATCGGTCACTTCTTTAGTAGTAGATAGCATTCCAAGAGAATCTAAACACATCAACAATGGACGCTCTTCTTGTCCTTCTGAATGACTTTCCACTACCTTTAATGCTTGATGTGTAAATTCTTGAATTGTGGCAACAGGGAGAATTATCATCCGATCAGGATCAATTCCCCTATCTATAATCATTTGCTTAGTTAGAGCAGACTCAGACTCAAAATACAGAACACCGCCGCTAGGATTGTCTGCAAGAAACTGTTTGACAATGCCCAAGACAAAAAAGGTTTTTCCAGTTGCAGTTTCTCCTGCCAAAGCTGTAATTTTATTAGAAGGGATTCCCCCATAGATATCTCCTGAAATTAATGCATTAAGAATATAACTACCTGTATCCACATATGAAGATACATCGCCCGCTTCGATTCCATCCGAAACTTTTGACCCATATTCATTACCTGTAGCTTTTAATAAATCATCAAAATAATTATTCATCAATACTCCTTTTCCGTTTTAACGTAGTATTCATTATTCTTATTAATACTCCTCATAAATTTCACTGCTTCTTTCCACGTTCCAAAATACCTCATATTCCATTTAGCATTGTCATCTGGATATGCGTACTTTTTACCGGATGTTTGAGCATAGCTTTGTTTCTCATCCTGTAATTGCTCATACGATTTCTCTATCCACATAACTTTTGTTCCCATTAAAAAAAACTCTCTAATGTGGATTTGCGTTCTATCTGCCAACCAATACTATCCAATATTGATTTGACTGGTTGAACAAACGATTTCTCAAATTGCATATCATAATCAATATACTTTTCCAATTCAAACTCTTTCGGAAGTGTGCCATTTATTGCAATCACCATATCACCTGTTGGATTTGGTTTCTTGAGATACGAAAATTTAATCTTCTCACCATCATTAATCAAAGGATATTTCCTAGTCAATTTCTTATCCCTCAATAAATGATTATGTATCAATGCGCCCTTAACGTGTATCGGAGTTCCTTTGGTATACAAAGAATTACTATCTTGATATTTTCTCAAATCAGAAACTTGTCTAGGAAACGAAACATCTTCGGCCGGAAGTTCTTTAAACTCTTTCCGAAAAGTATCAATAAAGTCAATTATTGTTTCCTCATCTGTATTCATGATTAATTTAAATAATTCCTTTAACTTCTCCCTACAAGCTGCCGGAGTTGAAGAACGAATTGCTTCAATTCCCATAATCTTGAGTTTGGGAGTTTTATATCTTACACCTTCTGTATCATGAACATTCAGAATATATCTTTTCTTAGCAGTCCAAATTCCTTTGTCAGCCAGAATCTCTCTCTTCATAATCATCTTTTGATTTGGTGCTTTTGTATATTCCCTCAATCTTGAATATGAACTATCAATCACTTTTTGAATCTCGCCATCACAAACTTTATCCAAAAAGTCAATCACCTTTTCTGTATCAGAATCATCATCAAATACTTTCTTAACCAAATCATTAAGAGAAACATAAACCGAATCTGTATCAACAGCAAGAATATAATCTTTATGTTCTTCCGGCTTGAGCAATTCGTTTAGATATTTGTTTAAATCTCGCTCAATCCAACGAATCGCCAATTGCCCTGATAGAGTAACCGCCTCTGCCAATCGCCTGTCATAGTATCTAAAGTATTGATTACCAAATGCACCATAAGCAGAGTTGAGTGAAATCTTGAGATTAATTTGTTTGGTATGATACCCCGCAATCTTTTTGTATAATACAAATCTATCAGCATGGTCTTTTGTTTTCTCCATTTCCTGCTGAGCAATAATCATTTTCTTTTTAACCTTCACCCTATCGTTATACATCTCCTCCATAATCTCAGGCAGAAATCCCTTCTTGTCAGTTCTAAAATAAACACCATTTGGAGTAATAGTTCTTTTTGTTTCTTCTAAATTATCCTGCTCTGTAAATTCACCATTCATCAATTCTTTAACATTCCACAAATGTCTATTCTCTTTATCTAACATTTCTGGACTGATATTATACTGCATAATCAAATGTGGATACAGACTATTCAAATCAAATGACACTACCCACTTATGCATTCCTATAATTGGATCTTTGACATAAGCCCCTTCAATCTCCCCCACATCTTTATTTTTAGGATGTGGTGGTATAACAATACCTTTTTTTATTAGATGATCACATATCAAATTATCCCACATTCTAACTTGACCAAACACATCACTGAAATTAACCTTACAATGAAATGCCAAACCAACCGCCATTTCAATCAATCTCAATTTATCTTCAAGAGCAACAATTAGTCTAACATCTTTGATATTATACTCTATGAACTTTTGATAGTTTTCTTTATAGAGAGTATGTAATGTGGCATATTCAGAATAGTCTAATTTCTTTTCCTTCAATTCTACATTAGCAATATGATCTAACCGATAAGATTCATGATTAATATAAGTAAATTTTTTATATAGTCGTAAATAATCCAAATCTGATACACCAGCTAAATGATAAATCTGAATTGTCCTCCCACCCATGCCATAACTTTTACCTTCTCTAACCCTCCTCCAAGGAGACAATTTCTTTGCATGTTCTTCTCCTAAAATACGATTGATTCTATTTACCAAATACGGAATATCAAATGTATCAGTGTTCC